GTCTTGCCCAGAGCGAGTGCTAGGCGGGCTCGGAACCGTCGCTCTGGGCTATCCCGAAATCCGCCTTGATCGCTTCGGCCGCCTCGACCTCCATTCCCGAGAGTCGCATCGCCACCTTGAACAGCCTCTGCATGACCGACGTTCCCTTGGCACCGAGTGCCTCGGCATCGCTATCGGAGAACAGACGCTCTCCGTCCTCATTGATGATCACCTTGACCAGGAGTTCGGCAGTCAGGTTGGATCGCCAGGAGAATTCGCCGGTCCTCATCGTGGCCGCGAGATACTCATCCCGTTCCTTGGCCTCAAGTTCTCGGACATACAGCTTGGCCCCGCCCATGTTCCATGGAACGTCGACGGGCTCTCGGAGTAGATCGTCCGAGGCGAGGATCGCCATTCTCTGCTCGTCGCGGTTCATGTCGGCTTCCAAGTCGGCCGATGCAAACCAGCCTCCGTATGTGCCTTTGCCTCAGCCTCGTTGAACGTATCCCAGGGTGGCTCGCACTTCTGGCATACGTACATCGTGTCGTCCTGCCGAGTCGCCAGGTTCGGATAGGGCATCGCCTTGAAGCCCGCTGGTGCGCTCTTCTTCTCCTCAGCCATCACGGAAGCGCCGATTCAACAACGCCCGGGGTCACGATCTTGAATCGGATTTCGAGCAGCAATGAACCGGTGCGATCAGGGACGACCCTGGCACCAAGACCCGTCCCGGTCGTGCGGAACTTCCGGTTGGACGGGGTGTGCTCAGCTTGGACCCACATGGTGGACCCAGCATCCGCGTCCGTCTTGAGGTTCTGATGGGCCGTGTTGGCTGGATCGTACTGGAGCGTGAGGGTAACTTCGTCACCTTCCTTTTGGCCAGCGCCGAAATCCATCCACACGTCGCCGTAGGACGACTGATCGAACTGCGCGAGTGCTCCACCAAGACCCGGGGACACATCCCGGAGGTTGGGGATCGTCGCGAGTGTTACGAAGTCTGAAGCGGTGGCTCGCTTCCAGACGGTATCCGTTCCACGATACTTTGCCACGGTCGCTCCTTTCGCTCTCTGGGCTCCGACGGTCTCTTGCCGTCAGTCGCCTCGTGGCCGTTATTCGATTATGGAAGTCGGTACACCGCCACCGTCACTGTAGTGACGCCCGAGTACGCGATGTTTATGAGGCCGGTTGCGCCGTTCAGACACCGCTTCGTGTCGATGAGGATCATCCGGGCCGTGGCATTCACAACCGTGACGACTGGATCCGGGTTGAAAGCCGTAGCGGCGACCGGAGTAACAGAGTTGGGATCGTCGATGGTGACGGTAATCGAGGACCCACCTCCATTGTTCACGAACAACGCGAAGTTCCGATTGTCGCCAGCCACTGGAGTGATGGTGTCACCGCCACCAGCAGCCGCAGCTGTCGTGTGGAGTGCCCCACCCTGTACCAGATCGATGATTGCTAGGTTTGCCATCTAGCCTCCTACCTCGTTGCCACCGTGTAGATTTCCTCGGCCAGATTCCTCACGATCGGCTCTGCTGCTTCCTTGGCTGGCCGTAGAAACGGCTGTGCCTTATGGCGGCGCGTGCCGAACTCTTGATATCCAGCGTAGTCCGTATCTGCAACGACCTCGCCACCATCTTCACCGATGGATGCCTTCAGATGCCCCGTCAGGCTTGGTGCTTTCGCCTCGGCAATGGCTGCCACAATCGTTGCTGAGCGTTCCTCGACGACCTCATCCGCGAGCTCGACTCGCGGGATGAGTGCCAACAGTGCGGCCTGGACCTGAGCGAAGTTACCCACCACGTCAGGCAACGAGCACCGACCCGAGGTTCATCAGATGCATCTTCTGCTGCTCATCAAGGAACAGCCGCGTCCTCCACCCGATCGTTTCCTCCGATGGCTCAAACGAGCTCGGGGCTTCAGGGCTGCGAAGTGCTCGATCCACCATCTCAAGACAGATCATCCGAATGAGGGCGAATGTATCTGTCGTCTCGGCGTAGCCGTGGTTGTAGGTGACCGTGGCTCCAGAGTTCCAGTTCGTACCTTCCGTGGTGGTCGCTGTGGCCCCTGTCTTCAGAATCCCTTCCCGAGTGAACCGATAATCGGTGTACGCCACTCCCGACACCAGGATTTGAGTAATTGCCGTCACTGGCCGCTCAGGAAGCAACAGCGTGTCTCGCTCGATCGGGCTCATCACCACGACATCTCCCACCACTTCAGAGAGCGTCTGATCGGTGAATCCCCGGATCTCTGCCGAGGCAGCACCAAGAAGAGCTTGAGTACGGGCGAGGTCGCTCGGCTTGGACTGACCAATCCACTCGTAATACTCCTCGGCGGTGACGAAGGGGCCGCTCACTTCGTGGTCTTCCTCCGAGGCTTCACATCGACCACGGCCGCTTCCGTCTCGACCTTGCGAGGTGCTGCCTTCATGGGCGGCTCCTCAAGTTCTTCGGCGAACCGCATCCCGACCAGTGCATCTGCCAGTCGGGACTCGACGTCGACCACCTTGCCAGCAGCATCCTCTGGGACGCCGTAGGCCATAGCTCCCGCGATGTTCAGGATGCGCACCTTGCGTCCCATGCTCCTCCTTCCGGAGGAGGGGGGCCGAAAGCCCCCCTCGCTCAGGATCTCTTATGTCGCCGAGTGGGTGAAGAACTTCACCGCACCAGCGGCACCGTTCACAACTTGCTTCCCGTCCGTGCGGAGAATCCCTCGGAACGAGACCTGGTCGGTTGCAAACTTGGACTCGTCCGACCGCTCGAAACGAACACCCACCACGTCACGGATGGCGTAGTAGGCACTGAAGTCCCCGAAACCGACGGAAACGGCGTTCGCAGCCGGCACCGCCATCGTCGGGTCCGTCACCACAGGACGCCCGAGCATGCTGTCCGGCGTTCCGGCCGCCATGCCCGGCTGCCAAAGGTAGTCGAACAGCGCCGAACCGGTCTTCATCTTGCGAATCACCGCGGCTGTCAGGTCGTTCATGATCCAGAACGCCCGCGTCCGGTAGCCCGCCACCACGTTGTGGTAGAGGTCGATCAGCCCATCGGCGGGACCGTTACCCGCTGTGGTCAGGCCGAAGGTCAGCGTGGTGCCGACCGGGCCTGTGATCCCCGATGGAGCATTCGCGATGCCTTGAGGCTGGCCCGTGCCCGTCCCTGTGACCAGGTGCGCACCGTTGCCCAAGCCCATCGCCGTTCCCATGGCACGGCCGAGGTAGCCCACCACGTCGACGGCACTGTCCTCCAGGAGTTCGCGGGAGATGTCGATGATCTTGAAGTACTTGAACGAACCGATCGACACCTGGCCGAACGTTGGGTCTGACTCGGCCCCGGCCACACCTTCAGCGATGATCGTGGCATTACCGCCGTGGGTCGCCGTCTTCGGGATCAGCAGGTTCTCACCCGAGGTAGTGGTGTAGACCGTGGCGTTGGTCTGGCGAACCCCAGCGTTTGCCACCAAGTGCTCATACAGGGTCCGCACGAACCCGGTTGGGATCAGCTCGGCGCCCGCCGTGGCCGTGCCCTTGGTCAGGTCGTGCTGTTCGAGGTTCACCTGGATCGAGGGACTCTGGTAGACGTCCTCGAATCCTCTCTGGCCTGCTCGCATCCAAGTGTCGAGCTTCTTATGGAGCTCGACCTCGCTGTCCTGCTGAACCTTGGGATTGGCCAAGACCTTCTCGAACCGCTCCCGCTGGGCGGCCATGTCCTTCTCGGCCTCGACCTCAGCGATGAGGCCGTCGATGCGTTGCTTCTTCCCGTTCTGCTCCTTGTCCAGTGCCTCCCACTTCGCCTGCCGCTCGGCGTTGCCTTCGGAGTCGAGGTCAGCCTCGATCTCCTGAAGGATGGCCCGCTGCTGCTCGATGAGATTCCGGCGCTGGTCGTAGAGCGTCCGGATCAAGTCATGGACCGACATGTCACCTCCCGGTGTACTCAAGCTTGGCCTGCTCGTCGAGGATGTTCTGCCTCGGCCAAGCATGCTCATGTAGCCACCGGGTGGTGCGGTCCACGGCGAGCGATGTGCCGCTGGCACGGTCGCCGGCCGAGGATGCCTCGGCCTGGTGCCTTTGCAGATGCGATTCTACCGATGCCACGGACTGTTTCAAGTCTGGAGCCCCACCCCGTCCACCGTGAAGGGCGGCCAGAGCAGCAGCCACTCCCGTAGGATCGGCGTTGCCTGGTGCTCCCCGCCAACTCGGGTGATGGGGCAGAGCCCAATGGGCTGCGGTATCCGGGTCAGAGTCATTGTTGCGCTCGAAAGCGATCTTGCGGAATTCCGCAGCGTTGGAGCAAGTCCGAAGGGCGGCCGCGCCGTCCCAGTGAGCCTCGCCGAGAAGCTGGGCCATACCAGCTAGCGAGTGGAGCGTGGCCGTAGCGGCCTCATTGGCCGGGAAGGTCACCGGGCCGAACTCCCACAGTTTGACCTGTTCGATGTATCGCTCAGTCTGTTCCTCATTGGCGCTTTCCTGCATGGTCTCGAACTGGATCGACTGAGCCCGCAAAGAACCAGAGGCCAGGGCAGCTCGGATGTTCTCGTTGTCAGGACCATCGTGGAGCTCTACCTCCGTCCATAGGCCCCGCTTGTCCTCTTGCATCACTTCGGCGGTGCCGATAGGGAGCAGGCCGTAGCGCGGATCCATGCCGTGGTTGAACAGGACCTGGATCTGTGAACGGTTCTCCTTCAGCGTCTTGGTGAACGCCCCGGGACGAACGAAGGTCTTGTGATCCCTGCCCGATTCGATCGGGTAGTTGAACACCGAAGCGTAGCCACTCATGATGCGGCCCCTAGTGCTCACCTGGGAAAGCTCCAGGGGGAAAGTCGCGAACTCTCGATCTCTCACGGCTGGGTCACCTCCGCTGGTGCTTGCCCGTTGCCGCTCGGGCTTGGCTCTGGTGTCGGGGTCTGGCCTCTGGTCGTCAAGACCTGGAAGTTCAGCGGGAGGATGTACTGGTCCCCTCCCGGCCGGGGCGGCTCATCGACGAGTTCCCGCCATCTGTTCGGATTGATGACGCTGTTCTGAAGCATGATCTGTAGGACCTCAGCCTCGGTCTTGGAGTCAGCCCGCAGGAGCCCACGCTGGTTGAGTTTGAGAAACTGCCCCCGCGGAAGCAGGCTCGACATGGCCGACTCGAACCGGACGATCCGATGCAGCAACGAGAACCGGACGAATCCGATCACCTGCTGCTCCAATCCTGTTCCCCAGGACGTCTGCTTCTCCGTCAGCCCGACCATATGCGGAGGCACGCCGTAGATCCGGGAGGCGATGTCCTCAACCTGGAATGCCCGGGTCTGGAGGAACTGAGCATCCTCCGGCGGAATGGTGAACCTGACGAACTTCGCCCCACCGGTAGCAATCAGCGGGTCGAAAGACTTGGACGATCCGACGTTATGAGACTTCAGCGTCTCGCGCATGAGGTTCACGTACTCCCGCGACTTCGCGGCTCCGCCCTGATCCGGAAGCTCCACGCCCCATTCAGTGACCATGCCCTGTCCGAAGAACCGCGCTCCGACTTTTTCAGTGACCAGCCCCAGACCGATGGCCTGGCGTGCCGCCTCGATAGGCGACATCCCCCGAAGCCCGCCAGCAGTCAGGCCCTTGATGTGCAGTACATTCCCGAGAGGGGCACTCGGCCCGAACTTGGTCAGCATCTGATCACCTGCCCACAGGAAGAACACCTTGTTGTCCGGTCCGCGACGGACGTCGATCTGACGAGGATTGAGGGTCCAGAGCTCAGCGGGGAACCCGTTGGCATCCCGGCCGCTGATGAGGATGAAGGCGTTGCCGTCCATCTCCAACGATTCGAAGCACCGCTCGGCGAACTCGAACCATGAAGTCTCGGGGTTGGGCTGAGTGATCCACGTTGGTAGCCGGTCGGCCAGTTGGCTGGTCTGTCCGACCTTACGGATGATGTCACCGGGAAGTGCCCCCAAGGTGCTGGCGATGAGCCGGATGCAAGCCCATACCACCGAGAGCCGAAGGGCCGACTCCTGAGAAACGGTGACTCCGGCGTGGACCGGCTCCCCGATATCCGCCCCGGTGTTCCACAGATTGACCTTGTCGATGCTCTGGCGCTCGATCTGGAGGCCGCGCTTGAAGTCGAAGGTCAGCTTCACAGGACGATGACCTCCGGGACGGTCGGCGGTGCCTTTGTAGCCTCATGGCAGGCCATGGCCAGGGCAATGACCACCTGATTCCTACCATCTGCTTCGAGATGCCATCCTTGAGTCGACTCTTTGGCCTCGGTGCCGAGGACCTGGGACCTGAGCTCGGGGTCTCCATCATGAGACAGCAGCCCACTGGAGACCAGACGCCAGAGCGACGAGGTGGCCACCGAGAGACGCTTGGTCGACTGAGGCGCCTCTTCCATCGGGAGCCCAGCCTCGGAGAGGATCTCCGCGGAGCGGCGGAACTGGTCGGGATCGTAGGCAACCGAGAGCACGTTGTACTGCCCGGCAATTCGGCGAAGCTGGAATTCAACCGTCTCAAGCGGAACGCGGCCCCCAGGGGGAGGGGGCATGATGATGGTTTTCACTGCGACTCGCTCATCCCCCCTGGGGGCCACGATGGCGATTCCGGCCCCCACGCCGGCTCGTACGGTCACGAAGACCTCATCTCCATCGACGATGTGGCCGATGTCGGCCTTGCAGCCATCCCACATGGATTCTTCGATCCAGGGCATCCTGGCCAGGGTCCAGATGCCACAGGTGGCCCGGAGCCATTCGGCCCAAATCAAACCTGGAGACTGATAGCGGATCTTGAGGTCCTCGAGAGCGACCGCCTTCAGTGGATTCGCCCGCTTGACCGTTCGCAGGCTATGGGGATCGTCCCCCTCGTCCAGGCACCATTCGAAGAACTCCATCGAGCCCATGTGGGCATGGTTGAACATGCCCTTCCGAGTGAACGACTCATGCTCATGGATCCGCTTCCTCATACCGGCAAGGAATGAGTCCTCTTGCCAGCCGGCATTGGAGATGGTCAGCATCTGGGCTTTCCGCTTGTTCAGCCGCTGCTGGAGCACGTTGTACAGGTGACCGTCAGGATGGGCCTGGAGTTCGTCCACCAAGACTAGGGAGGGGATCACCCCGGATGCGAGCTTCTCGTCGGCGGCGATGACTCGGATCCTTCCCAAGGGCTTGCGATTCGGGCCAGCCCCGCTGTGGTAGATGGCCCGGATCCCCCGCTTCACATCCAGTGGCAGGTTGGACCGTTCCACGAACTGTGCCATCTGGTCGAAGATCACGGCGGCCTGAGCTGCTGAGGCCGCGGTCACGATGCATTCGGCCACCCTGGTCGTGAGCATGTGGTGGAGACCCCGAGCGGCCAACAGCGTGGATTTGCCGTTTCCTGCGGGGATGATCGCGAGCACCTCGGGCGTGCCAGCGAAATGGGAGCGCATGATGAGCGACTGAGGATGTTCCAGAATGAACGGATTTCCGTTATCAAGCTCCAATTGTCGGCAGAAAGCCCGAAAACCTGGAAATCCAGGGAAAATCTGTGCGAAGTCTGCCGACGTATCTCGCGGCAATAATTGTGAAGTTTTCGACCGCCCTCTCCTCGTCATCGCTTGACTCGATTCGCTCCGCCCTTTGAGATGTTGTGTCTCTCACAGAGAAGCTGCTCGTTGTCGGCTCCCCTCCAGCCTCCAAGTGACAGGGGGATGATGTGGTCCAGGTGGAGCGGACCATGGCAGTTACCCAGATACCGCTTGGCACAGCCCTCTCCAGCCTGGATCCGCCGAGCCCGCCGTTGCCGATGGCCAGAGTCATAGAGGCTGGGGCCATGCCGAGCCGCATTGCTTGGGCCGTGGATTCGACACCGAGCTCGCCCTGAAACCGCCGGTCTCCAGCATGTGATACAGACGCTCATGCCGCCGGCACATCCTGTCTCACGATGACCTCTAAGTACGAGCGTTGGGGAAACGTCTCGATCGCACCGCCAGCGAAGGTGACCATAACATCGGCTCGGTAGGCCCCGGGGTTGTTGATCAGGGCTCCGTCGTTGGCCGCTACCCACTGGTAGGTAACGATCCCATTAACTGCATCGGTGATGGTCCCTGTCCTGACCATGACGAAGGTGCCGTTGAGCTTGGAGAACCGGATGGACACGGTAGCCCCGGTGATGTCGGCGTTCAGATCAGCCGTGAAGGCCGGGGCGGTATCACCAGTCTTGAGGTACATCAGGCCACCTCGACGAAGGCCGACGGCCATTGGTACTCGAAGCCAGCTGCCTCAGCTTCGGCCTCATCCCCGTTGTCGCTGACGTAGATGAACTCCTCCTCGTCGGGATGCATCGCCTTGACGGCGAGTAGGTTGTCCCGGCGCTGACCATTCGCCACGATGGGGAAGCCCTGGGGTCTGGCACCGGATGGACTGACCAGGTAGACGTAGCTGCCTCCCCGTTGGATGCTCCGAAGGAGGTTGGTCGGGACTAGGCCATTGCTCGTTTCCAACGTCCCGTCGATATCGAAGGCCACCACCATCAGCACACCTCTTTGGCCTCACCCTGAACCGCGCTCATTGTAGCCTCACCTTGGGCTGCAACCAAGATGGCCTCAGCTTGAGCGATGACCTCTTGGGCCTCCGGATCACAGACAGGCTCTCCCAGACCAGGGATGACCAGAGTAACCGTCTGGCCCGTCCATACCACCGAGCCGGGGACTACCGTAATGACCAGCGGGATGAGCAGATTGATGTTCTGGCCAGCCCATACGATCGAGGCTGCTGTGACGGGGACGCTTCGGACGACCGAGACGCTCTGGCCGGACCAGGTAATGCTTCCAGCAGTGACCGCATACGTGAACTTCAGCGCGACCGACTGTCCGGTCCAGACTATCGAGCCACTGGTGACCGGGATGACCGTTGCGATGGCGATACCAACGGTCTGACCCGACCATGTGACCGCTGCTGCCGTTACTGCCACCGTCAGCTTCGTGGTCACGACCTGGCCGGACCAGGTAATCGAGCCTGCTGTTACCGGAACGACAGTGGCTATCGCTATGTTGACTGTTTGGCCGGCCCAAGTAACCGCCGCAGCCGTGATGGGGATGGTCTGCTTCGTTACGACCGACTGCCCAGACCATGTGATCGACCCGGCCGTTACCGGGATGACAGTTGCTATCGATACGGTGACGGTCTGACCGGTCCATGTAGCCGAGGCCGCCGTGATCGGGACAGTGATGTTTGCTGCTACAGACTGACCTGACCACGTAACCGACCCA